CGCATCAAAGCCACACTGGATCATGATATTTTTACCGACTGTCTGGATAAAAAGCCAGTGCAACATCTGACCAACGGAGATAGAATTTATACTGAAACTGGTATACAAAGAGTGATATCAGTGACTGCGGCCGGGGAGGAAATAGTCTACGACCTCCACAATGTGGCCAAAAATCGCAGATTTTATGCCAACAATATACTGGTGTCTAACTGCGATTTTGTTATCAACGATGAGACCTTGATCGCACCTATCAAGCTGATGGATCTAGAAGGCACCGAACCCCTGCGCAAGACCGGGCAGGTGCGCTGGTATCGCCCAATCAAAAAAGACAGCATCTATGTGGTGGCCCTAGATCCCAGTTTGGGCACAGGCGGCGATCCAGCTGCCATACAGATTTTTGAAGCCAACACCACGGAACAGGTAGGCGAGTGGCAGCACAATCGTACCACCATACCCGAGCAGGTGCGCATACTGGCCGACATAATTACCGAGATCAACGGTGTGGTCAACGATCCGCAAAGCATCTACTACAGCGTGGAAAACAACACCATAGGTGAAGCTGCGCTGCTCAGTATAGCGGAATTTGGTGAAGAAAATATCAAGGGCTACTTCCTGTCAGATCGCAGCGTGATAGGCGAACGACGCTGGCGCAAGGGATTCAATACCACTCCCAAAAGCAAGCTCACAGCCTGTAACAAACTCAAGGTTCTGTTGGAAAGCGGTCGTATGATCCTGCACAGCAGACCGCTGATCAGCGAGCTCAAAACATTCGTGGCGCACGGCGTCAGCTACGCGGCCAAACCCGGTGAAACCGACGATCTGGTCATGGCCACGGTATTGGCAGTACGCATGATGATGCTGCTACAGGAATACCATGCAGAGCTGGACAAGCAACTGAAAGATCACAATGACAAGATCATAGAACCCATGCCATTTATGGCATCATTCCATTGATCTTGTCAGCGGCCTAGGGCTAAATACCATACTATGGCACAAGTACAAAACATCAGCAAAGATCTCTACGATCTCATCGTGAGCAGGGGCTGGGAGCCCGAGACCACAGACTCCCGGGGCCAGGTCACACAACCACAAGACGCCACTGTGTTTAGCTTTGACTATGTGAGCGCTGCGGGCAAGAACTACGGTACCGCGGTCATTGTGCTGAATGATGACGATGAGCTGGAGATGTTTTATGGGGACAACCTGGGCAAAGGCATGGAAGACCAGGACAAGAACGAATGGTTCCAGTTCCTCCAACAGATGAAACAGTTTGCGGTGCGTCACGATTTTAGGACTTTTAGCCCCCGCAACCTCAACCAACTCAAACACACCATGGCGGGAATGGCCGCGATCAAAGAAGGTCTATTTGAAGGCTACTACGGCACGCGCAAGGTCAGCTATGCTGGAGAACCTACCCAAGCTCGACTCATGATCCGCCACAATCGACCTTTGGGTGAAACCGATGCTCGCCATCGCAACGTGGACAGCCTGTTCATAGAAACAGCCGAAGGCGAGCGATGGAAGCTGCCTTTTCGCATGCTGGCCGGTGGTCGTGCCATGCTGGAGCATGTGCGACATGGTGGTAGGCCCTATGATGTAAGGGGAGTGCACATCTCTGAAATGGTCAGCGAGATCAATACCTTGGCACGTTTCCGCAGAGCTACCCAGGGTCGCGTGGTCGAGGGTGTGGCCCAAGAGCTGATAGAACAGGCCAGTCAATATCTGACCAACCAACGTGTGGCGCTGAAATCTTTGGCACATGCTAGAGGTTATGACAGCTATTTTGAAACCTGGAGTCCAGCTGACATCGACCAAAATGAACAACTGGTCGAGCAAGTGAAAAATCTCTTTGTGGAGACCAAACTGGATGTCAGGATCGAAGCTGCGCTGCCACTGCTGACACGTTTGCAACAGGCTCCACTGCAAGAAGCTGACATATTTGAAGGTTGGATCAATCGTCTGGCAGAAGGGTCCTGGGCACTGCCGGACACCCCCGAAAGTCAAAAGAAACTGGCCCAACTGCTGAGCCAGGAACTGCCAGTGGGTCCAGATGCGGCCAATGTAATAGAACAGATCTATGACATATTTGGCGACGATGAACTGTTTGATCGCCTGCAGGATCTGGCCAAACGCGACCCCGATGCAGATGCACGCGACACGATCAGAAGCAGGGCCAGCGAGTTGGGCATAGAACTGCCCCAACAGCCTGAACTAGATCAAACGCCACCGCAACAGCCTGTTACCGAACAGGCCCAAGATCCAGATTATTATGAAAAGTTGGCAAAGAAGCACGAAGCCGATGGCCAACGAGGCACACCGGCCAACCGAGACTATGCGACCAAGATGGTGGGTCGGGCTCGTAAAGCCGCTGACATACTCAAAAAAGGTGGATCTCAGGAACAAGCGTTCCGCCATTATCAAGGCACAGATAAAGAGCAAGGCGTGGCCGAAGGCTACACGGTAGACGATGAAGATGACGATGAACAAGGCAGCTTCTTTGTAGCAATATACAACATCGATGACAATTCTACCTTTGTGGGCGAGATCAGCAAACGTGGTGGCCGTTGGCGTTGTGGTCGTGGGCAGGGCAAAGAGCCCTACGGTTGGGGTGGACATACATTCATGAGTTACCTAACTGTACAGGATGTAATGACCTGGATACACAAAGATTACAGTCGTGGTTATGAAGTCGAAGGCCCATTTGATTCTTTGGATGAAGCAGTTCAATTTGCTGAACATAATTTTGGCTCGCTAGCCGAAGGCGACAATCTGGCCACGTTCGTGGGACCAAACGAAGACTCGACCGATGCCATGGATCATCGAGGCGCGGTAACGGACAGCTTCTACGAAGATCTCTCCAGAATAAAAAATCTCGCTTTCGTCAAATAGGTATAAATACTCTTGACGCTGGTCAATGATCTGCGTATACTCGCTAGAGTGTATGCATTCTTTGTTTAGTGTCACAGGCAACGTCTAAGACACTTAGATTGGCAACACACATAGGCAACCAACAAGGAGAAATGACTATGGCATCCCTAGCAGAAATCAGAGCACGACTACAGGCAGCAGAAAGCAAAAGCGGTGGTAACCAAGGTGGCGGCGACAATTCAATTTTCCCCCACTGGAATCTCCAAGAAGGTCAATCGACCACACTGCGTTTCCTCCCCGATGGCAATGGCAAGAACACATTCTTTTGGGTAGAGCGCGCCATGATCCGCTTGCCGTTTTCCGGCATCAAGGGTCAAGCAGACAGCAAGCAAGTGATGGTACAGGTACCCTGCGTGGAAATGTGGGGTGAAACCTGCCCAGTACTGACTGAAGTGCGCACCTGGTTCAAGGACAAGAGTCTGGAAGACATGGGTCGCAAGTATTGGAAGAAACGCAGCTATCTGTTCCAGGGCTTTGTGCGTGAGAATCCTCTCAGCGACGACAAGACCCCCGAAAACCCCATCCGGCGCTTTATCATCGGCCCCCAGATCTACACCATCATCAAGGCCGCGCTGATGGATCCTGAGATGGAAGAATTGCCCACTGACTACATGCGCGGGCTGGACTTCCGTATCACCAAAGGCAGCAAGGGTGGATTCGCTGACTACAATACCAGCAAGTGGAGCCGCAAAGAAAGTGCGCTCACAGCCGACGAGCAGGCAGCGATCGAAAAGCATGGTCTGTTTGATCTGGCCACATTCCTGCCCAACAAGCCCACTGCTGTGGAACTCAAGGTGATCAAGGAAATGTTTGAAGCATCAGTGGATGGCCAGGCCTACGACACTGATCGTTGGGGACAGTACTATCGCCCCGCGGGCGTGCAGGCTCCAGCTGGTGCTGCCAGTGAGGCCGCACCTGCTGCCGCTGCCGCACCTGCCAAAGCTGCACCCGCTGCCGACAACGGTTTCGATGATGAACCCGAAGCACCTGCCGCACAGCAACCGGTGCAAAAGCCCGAAGCCAAGAGCCAAAGTGCCCAGGACATCCTGGCCATGATCCGCTCTCGTCAGCAGAAGCAGTAATCAAGCACACTGCGGGGCTCCGGCCCCGCAGTTCTTCTTTCATATTGGGTGAACTATGGCCAAACCGTTTGATGTTTCTCGTTTCCGCAAGGAAATTACCAAATCTATCGATGGTCTCACCATCGGTTTCAATGATCCCACAGACTGGATCAGCACTGGCAACTATGCCTTGAACTATCTGATTTCGGGTGACTTTCACCGAGGAGTGCCCTTGGGCAAGGTCACGGTGTTCGCAGGTGAATCGGGCGCGGGCAAGAGCTACATCTGCTCGGGCAATATCATCAAGAACGCGCAGCAGCAGGGCATCTTCGTGGTGCTGGTTGACAGCGAAAATGCGCTGGACGAAAGCTGGCTACATGCTCTGGGCGTGGACACTGATGAAAGCAAGCTGCTCAAGCTCAGCATGAGCATGATCGATGACGTGGCCAAGACTATCTCTACCTTCATGCAGGACTACAAGACCTTGGCCGACGGCGAGCGTCCCAAGGTGCTGTTTGTAATCGATAGCTTGGGCATGTTGCTCACCCCCACTGATATCAATCAGTTTGAAGCCGGCGACATGAAGGGCGACATGGGTCGCAAGCCCAAGGCTTTGACCGCTTTGGTTCGCAACTGCGTCAACATGTTTGGCAACTACAACGTGGGCTTGGTCTGTACCAATCATACCTATGCCAGCCAGGACATGTTTGATCCTGATGACAAGATCTCAGGTGGTCAGGGCTTTATCTACGCCAGTTCTATCGTGGTGGCCATGAAGAAGCTCAAGCTCAAAGAGGACGAGGATGGCAACAAGATCTCGGATGTCATGGGTATCCGTGCTGCCTGCAAGGTCATGAAAACACGCTACGCCAAGCCCTTTGAAGGTGTGCAGGTCAAGATTCCCTACGAGACTGGTATGAACCCTTACTCGGGACTGGTAGATTTAGCTGAGAAGAAAAATCTGCTAAAAAAGGATGGCAACCGCTTGATGTTCGTGAGCAGCACCGGCGAAGTGACCAAACTGTTCCGCAAGGCGTGGGAATCAAACGAAGATGGCTGTCTTGACCGGGTCATGGGAGACTTTCAAAACCTCAAGACTGAGCTAAGTAACGATGCTCAGATTGAGGAGGAAACTGAATGACCGAACAGGTGGCAGCAGAAATTTGGCGGGAGATCAAACGCTATATCAACCCTACCGAAAGATCAGATGCTGTAGAAACCATACTCAGCGTTATGATCGATCATGATTGCGACCCCGACGACATACGGGCAGCTTTTGCGGGTGATCCAGTCATGATCCGGGCTCTAAAGGACTATCTCGATGATGCATCTGACGAATCAGAAGAAGCCTACGAAGAGGATGACTACGAAGAAGATCAGGACTACTGATGTGGTATAGCCGAGTCACCGCTAGCATGAGCGCGATCCCGGACTTTATCGCGCACTATGAACGAGAGTTGACCGAGGCCAAGGCCGAATGTCGACTGTCGGGGCACGTAGAGACCAACATCAAAGAACTGCCCGGCATCACTGAGCACCGCTTCAATCAGCTGCAAGAGATCGAAGCGGTGCTCAACTATCTCAATATCCAGCTGAGAAAAATCCGTCGCAAGCATTTCAAAAAGTACCTAGAAAGCTATGCTCGTGCACTCACGCCCCGCGATGCCGAAAAGTACGTGGATGGCGAAGAAGAAGTAATAGATTATGAGACCATCATCAACGAAGTAGCACTGCTGCGCAATCGATTTCTAGGTATCATGAAGGGGCTAGATTCCAAATCTTGGATGAGCGGTCATGTAGTACGCCTCCGCGCTGCGGGCATGGAAGACATCCGCGTATAAAAAACCCCAGCAAGGCCTGCGATTCATACATAGCATAAAGGAGATGGTATGAAACGCACAGCATTTGTCACGGGCATGACCGGCCAAGATGGTCCCTACTTGGCTCGATTGTTGCTGGAAAAGGACTACAGAGTATTTGGCCTCGTCAAACGCTACAGTTCGCCCAACCTAGATAACCTACGTTGGTTGGGCATCGAAGATGATGTAGAGCTGATCACTGGCGATATTACCGATGATGGCTGTGTCAACCATCTCATGCGCCAGATCAAACCCCAAGAATTTTACAATCTAGCGGCCCAGAGTTTCGTAGGAGTGAGCTGGGATCTAAACAAGCTCACAACCGAAGTCAATGCCATGGGTCCACTCAACATACTCAATGCGATCCGGCAACATTCGGCCGAGACCAGATTCTATCAGGCCAGCACGTCGGAGATGTTTGGCAATGCAGAAACACCCCAGCAGAACGAGATGACCCCGTTTCGACCCCGTAGTCCTTACGGGGTCAGCAAGCTGTACAGCCATTGGATCACAGTGAACTTTCGAGAAAGCTATGGGCTCTATGCCTGTTCAGGTATCCTGTTCAACCACGAAAGCCCCCTGCGCGGCATTGACTTTGTGACACGCAAAATCACTGACGGGGTGGCGCGTATCAAACTGGGTCTAGCTGATGGCCTAGCTCTGGGCAATCTCGACAGCAAACGTGACTGGGGGTTCGCCGGCGACTTCGTGGAGGCCATGTGGTTGATGCTGCAACAGGATCAAGCCCGTGATCATGTGATAGCCACTGGGGAACAACATAGCATACGCGACTTCCTACATGTGGCTTTTGAACATGTGGATCTGCCCCATTGGAGCCAGTATGTGACGTCTGATCCTCGTTTCAAGCGCCCGGCTGAATTACATAGCCTATGCGGCGACAGCACCACCGCCCGAGAAATCTTGGGATGGAGCCCCAAAGTCACTTTCGAGCAAATGGTGTGTGACATGGTTGATGCTGATCTAGATCGTTTGGGGTGATAGGTTTTTCAACAGATTGTCGATGGGCCAACCCTGCCGGATTTCTGCTGGAGTATATTCGGTGTGGCACAACTGTTCAAACCACGGTTCTCTAGGGGGCATCGCGGGCCGTTCGATCAAAGACCAATCTAGATTGCCCACAGGTGCGGCCAAGCTAGACTGATCACAGAACAAGGGTATACCGTCCAGCACGCAACGCACCCCCACTCCGCTGTTGTGATTGATCACGGCCCAGGCCTTGCTCAAGCTGCGATCTATGTCAAAATCATCGTAGCTGCCGTTGATCCTGGTGACCGGATCCAGTTCACAATGCTGCGGTATAGCCACATGTCGCCTGGGATGTTGACGCACCCTGATGATTCTGTCAGTGGCTTTACGCAACTGTACCACCAAGTTGGCCAACCAGATTTCAGCACTTGGCATGTTTTGCCATTGCTCGCTGTCACTACGTTGCAGCAGTATCACTATGTCTGAGCCTGGCTGCTGCCATGGTTTAAGACTGATCCCTAGCTTGGCCGCGCGATGCTGATCTAGTGTGGCGCACTGCCCAATAGATCCCAGTCCATTCAGCCCCATCTTCCAAGTGATTCCTCGACGCAGGGTGCCCACTTCCAACACGATCACGGGTCTATTGGTCTGTCGAAAATGTTGCCATACCGCACGATTGCGTTTCATGCGGCCCTGCCAAACCATGCTCCATATCACGGCCACATCTGCGGTCATGTCATGGCTGACCACCGCATGACCCAGTCTGGTGGCACCTGCCCTAAAGGCCTGCCATATGGGAGGGCTGTTGAGAGCACCCCACTGATCGAAAACACTGATCTTGATCACGGTGTAAATAGTTATCACTATGTATAAAGTCAATGAAGTTTGGTGGAGCCCTGAGCCACCAGAAGGTTTTTTCAGCCAGCGCCTAGAGCCCCAGATAGACATCTGGTATCAGCAGAGATACCGATACTGGGTATTCAACAACATCCCCCGCAAGCGCACCATGGTTGATGTGGGGGCCAATATAGGCATATTTGCTCGACCCAGCGCCCAGATCTTTGAGCGTGTGATCTGCTTTGAACCTGTCAGTGCCAATTTTGAAGCACTGAAGCTCAACATGTCTGATTGTACCAATGCTGTGCTGCACCCCCTGGGTCTCAGCGATCGATCGCAGACCGTGCTGTTTGAAATGCAAAAAAACAAATGCGGATGCAGTCGCCAGACAACCGCGGCCACTACAGATCCCGACTGGATCAACTATGAGTGTGATCTAGTGACTTTGGATAGTTTTGGATTGGATCAAGTGGATTGGATCAAGGTAGATGTAGAAGGTTTTGAGATGTCTGTACTAGAAGGCGGTCGTGATACCATCAAACGCAATAGGCCCTGGCTGCTGCTGGAGCGCAACGGCCAAGAACAACTGCACCGTGAATGGCTCAACGATTTATGCGGGCCCTATGAAGCCGCACCAGTCAAAAGCAAGACCAATACCATATGGATACCACAATGACCTACGCCGTAGTAACCACGTTCCATGCGCAGGGCTACGAACAGTATGCCAGCCGCATGATAGATACCTTTTTGGCCAACTGGCCCAGAGAGATCATGCTGTATGTGTATGCCCAGGACTGCGGGGTAGCACAGACCGCAGACAATCTGGTTGTGCGTGATCTCCACGCTACCATACCAGAGCTGGTGGCATTCAAACAGCGTTGGGGTTCTGATCCCAGGGCTCGCGGTGAAGTGGCTCAAGGCCCCACAGATCGCAAGGGCAAAGCACCTGGACTGGGATTCCGTTGGGATGCCATACGTTTCAGCCACAAGGTCTACAGTGTGTGTCATGCGGCCCGCAACACCACGGCTGATGTGCTGTTCTGGATGGACGCTGACATGGTATGCCATACACCCGTATCCACACAGTTCATACAGAGCCAAGTGCCACCGGGCGTGGGTCTGGCCTATCTGGGCCGCGAAAAGAAGTTCACTGAATGTGGTCTCTATGCCATGAACCTGCGCGATCAGTTCACACAGCAATGGTTGCAGGAGTTCCAGCTGGCCTATGACTCAGGTCGACTCATGACCATGGCCGAATGGAATGATTGCTGGGTGTTTGATCGCACCCGAGACGAAGTCAAAGTACGCCATCCGGGGTGGACGCTGCTGAACTGGAGCCAGGGTCTGATCCGAGGTGAAGGCCATCCCTTGATCAACACGGCTTGGGGGGCTTACCTAGATCACCTCAAAGGTCGCCGCAAGGATTCGGGTCGCAGCCAGGCCAAGGATCTACTGCGTCCTCGTTCTGAGCCGTATTGGGCACTGTTTCGCTAGGCATCTGATACTGTACCTTGCTGTGTTTGGCTTTGTAATGTTTAAGGTAAGGTCCCAATACAGTGTGTTTGAGCGGAGTCTTGTAGGCTTTGGCGAACCCCGCACATAGATCGTTGACCCGCGCATGTGGTATAGCTTTGATAGCAGCCCCAAAAACATCGTTGTCGTAGAATCTCCTGAGATCCGCATGATCACGTTGATGATATCGTCGCACGTATTCTGATCTAAATTGCTCATATTGGGGATGACGTTGGTTCACTGCAAACACGCCCGTTTCCGGAACCAACCATGATCCAGCGTTGCCCTGCTTGTCCGTGGTGTAGGTCACTCCCAGGTAGCTGGCAACATAGACCTTGTCAAGGATGTGGCGCCAAGTGCTCCAGTTGACTCTTTTTTGGGTTATCACATCAGCATCCAACCATATGATCCAACGGCTGGTGCTGTGGTGCATGGCATGCATGAAGCTATAGGCTTTCTTGGCAAATCGCTTGATGCTGTCGTGGCAATCGAGTCGCTGTAGCTGCCAGTAATCGGGATCCAATTGATCAAAACCAATTTCAGTCACGCGATCGCTAGTGATGGGCAATTCAAATTCCTCCACATACACGGTGAGCCTAAAATCCGTGCTCCAGTGGCGCAGCCATGATTCCACACAGTCTCGGCCTATCACGTTCCAATATCTCTCGTTCACGCTGGTGATCACTTCTATCATGGTCGTGCCCACTGGCGCATGTGATTCCAGCACAGCCCCGATCTTAGATCATCATGACTCCAATGGAATTGGCTGATCCTCTGTATCCATGCCTGTCGGTCCGGCATTTGCGGATTTTCCAACAGATTCAAACTGTGATTGGCAACATCTCGGGCCTGGCTGTGTAGAGCATCTGTGACAAACACCGGTATGCCTTCGATGGCCGCAGCCACTGAGGGACTGCTGTTGTGGTTGATCACCGCCCAACAGTTGGTCATATCCTGGACTAGGCTGTGATTGGATGGGCTGAACGTAACAGCGGATACACGCCTCCCCAGGAGCAGTTTGGCCAGTCTCTGGCAGTATTTGGGCGCTCGTTTGTCCCCGGGGTGTGCTCGTATGATCACGGGCCTGTCACTGTGTCTCCGTATCTCGGCCAGGGTCTGTAGTGCCCAGTCTACCACATCAAAGCCGCCCATGCTCCAACCACCGTCGCGCTGGAGACACATCAACAAATGTGTGCCTTGGGCCCGCCATGGCTTTAGGGTCACGCCCATGGCCTGCTGTATCTGCTGCCAGCGATTGGGATCGGGGGTTTGATCGCAGTATTGGCCCATGCCGGGAAACACGTGATCGTAACTGTAGCGTAGCCAATAGCCGGGATTGGCAGTGTTGTTGTAGAGAAATAGATTGCTGTCCGCGATCACGGTCCTGCAGCCGTTGCGTTTCTGATTGTCAATAATTTCCCGGCGCAGTCTTAGATGTGCGCTGTCTTTGCTGTGTTCGTGTACCCAACCCAGTATCACTGCCACATCGCTGGGTTGCCAGTGCGGGGAGTCAGATACCATACCACTGTCGCCAGCTGAATTCACACCCTGGGCAAAAAATCGCAGAGTGTTGGACTTGTCCGCATGCTTGGCCATGCTTTCCGGCGTCTTGCTCCGGGGCAATGTGGCCAGGTAACTGATTACCTTAAATGTCATTCATCATCCCAAAAGCAGTTCCGTTCTGCAGTTCTTTGGCTGTGTACTGGCAGTAGGCCAGATGACACAGCCAGGCGTGTATGTGACCTACACTGGGCCAAAACGGTGTTTCTATCAGTTTGAGATCACGATTGCCCACGGGTGCGGCCGCGTGTGCCGGAGCCAACACAAACACTGGCACGCCCTCGATCACCGCTTCTACCGCGCTGTTACTGTTGAACGTGACCAGTGCATGGGTATCATTTTCTAATTCTTGCTTGAGGGGGTTCACGTGAACTCGATCTTGCCGTTTACTGGCCCGATCACGTATGACCACTGGACGATCTGTGTGCTGTTTGATAGTGTTTACAGTGTCAGTGATCCACTGTTCGCGATCTATGCCATAAAATTTGCAGGGTTTGTCGTCGGGCGCGGCCACTATGATGCGCCGACCATATCGGCGTTTGTGGGGTCTAATATGCAAGCGATTGAATCGATCCTCTGCGCGGATGACCACTTGGTCATGTTGTAGATTGTTGTGCACGATGCGATGCCAGTTTTTGTTTCCCCTGGGATTGATCGAGCTGGTGAGATTGCCAAGATAGCCCGAGTCCATGTACCAAAAATCTCTCTTGTCCTGCCAGCACTGCTGCATGATCTTGTGTTTGAGTATGCCTCTTAGCACCAGCTTTTTGTTGTCTTTGAAAACATCGTAATAGTAATCAAAATAGTCGCTGTTGTATGGGTCCACCCCCGCGCTATGCGCCAGCCAGTTGATGTATTTGTCCTGCCCGTGTTTGCTGAGAAAAAGCCAGTCGCTGTTCATGCTAGCACCTTTGATCGCAGTGGTTGGCCAAACTGTGTTCACGATGCCACTGATCCGCTTGAGCAGTATCCACGAACTCTTTGAAGCATGGTGCACCTAGGGTCCAATGCAGCAGTTTGGCCTCGTGGTTGGCTCCGTACTCATCGGGCAGCCAGTTCCATTCTGGGGGCAATGTTCCTATGCGGTGGTCCTCTAGCCACTGGAATCGATGCAGGAATTGTCCTGTGGCCTTGGATACAAATTCCGGGGTCAATCGTTTGGTGGGAAAGTTAGCGCAGTTCCACAGTATTACCGAGCTCCAGTTTTTCCTTGGGTAGGTTTGATTGGGAGAACCCAGGTATTTTTCAGCCATGCGAGTCTGATAGTCGTGCTTGACCACCATGACGTCTTTGTATGCATCGCGCAGTGCCCATAGTTCTGCTATGTCCGCCTGGACCACCATGTCACCGTCTAGGTATATGGCCCATCCTTTGAAACCCTGTAGCCAGGGCACAAGAAAACGACTGTAGATAAATTGATTACTGCCATCCCCGTGTGTTTCGCGGTAACCTGGCAATAGGTTCAGGGCCAAAGGCATGATGGCCACGGGTTGGCTACTGTGTCTGATGATGCTGTTGACACAGGTGTGGAATACCACAGCCTCCCTGGGGTCATAGCCGATGTAGATTGGTATGATTTCCAACTGTCAACCCCATCTGACTTTTTCGTTGCGAGTGATGTCATCTTCTTCGCAGCGATTGCCATACTGTATCTCCACTATCTTGAGTGGAGTGGGTTGCTCGTTGATTAGTTGATGCCATTCGTTGGGTGCGATGTGTAAAAACTCGTGGCGTTGATACACCCCGTTCAGCTCGGCATCAGTACTGGAATTGATGGTGTACACCGTGGCAGTGCCTTGATCCACCAGCCAAAATTCCGCACGATCTTTATGCCGTTGCATGCTAAGGCTGGCGCCGGGGCTGACCGTGAGCTCTTTGACCTTGCAGCCAGACACTTCGTGCAGCACGCGATAGTAGCCCCAGGGACGGGGAGTCTTGGGAGCCTTCCAATCTTCTAGTATCCAACTGCTGCTGTTGGCCTTGTTGGTACCGCCCACTCCAAATTCAAACTCAACACGGGCAACGTCGCAGCCCATTTCAGGTATGTTGGTGCGAGTACGATCACCACCGTTGGCAAATATGATTCGATCGCGGGGATATAGTGCTCTCACCCGCTGTATGGCCTGGATACTGCTGCCATCGCTGTCGTCGTAGGTGACCACTTGATCTACCATGCGAAGATTGGCCACGATGGCCAAACGTTCGCGCAGGGGCATGAAAGCACGACCTTTCTTGCGCGTGAGCCATTCGTCGCTGTTGAGGCCCACTATCAATCTATCGCCCAAGGCACGTGCAGCTTCAAAGTAGGCGATGTGCCCTGAATGTACGGGGTCGTATCCACCGGTGCATAATACAATGGTTTTCATAGAAATATTTATGTGCTGCTATTACGGTAAATAAGATTTATGGAACACTTTTACGATCGCATAGATGGATTCATGAATCACCGCAACACAGTGATGTTGGATCATGTGATACAGACTTTCCCCAAAAATGGCTGTTGGGTAGAACTGGGGTCATGGACTGGACGTAGTGCAGCCTATTGCGCAGTAGAACTGATCACCAGAGGTTGGCATGGATCTTTTTACTGTGTGGACAGCTGGTCCGGAGGACAAGAGTTGGCCAACAATCCCGCGCTGGCCACTGTGAGGGACACCTTTATCAGCAATACCAGGCCCATACAGCATGTGATTGAAATGCGAGAATGTCTCAGCTGGGAAGCTGCCCAAGAATTCCCACCCGGAACAGTAGACTTCTGTTATGTGGATGCAGGTCACGACTATGATTCTGTGACACGTGATCTAACAGCATGGTGGCCCTGTATAAAGTCCGGTGCTTGGTTTGGTGGCGACGACTACACCAAAGGTTATCCGGCACTGCAACAGGCAGTGTGGGATTTTTTCAAACCTCAGAACATACGTGTGTCACGTATGGGCCGCTGCTGGTTGGTGCGCAAACCATGACTTGGCTAGACCAGTGGCGTACTGCCAACCGCGAAAGACTGTCCCCGGTGATAAGCGGGGCCAAGCGAGGCCTGCAAGAGGGTATAGGCCTACGCTTTGCTGGATTTGAGTTGATGTTTGAGCTGTTACTGGCTCGTGACCTAGACTGGTACCGGATCATCGAAACAGGAACGTTGCGCAACCCCGGAAACTGGAAAGACGGGCAAAGCGCAGTGCTGTTCACTGAGTTCGTGGAGCATCATGGTGGATCAGTGGACAGCGTGGACATAGATGCTCAGGCCTGTGAGGCTGCTAGACAAGCGATCAGGCACAGCCGATTTCAAGTTTATTGTGCAGATTCAGTCGCCTGGTTACAGGATCAGACCGATCTGGATGACATAGATCTGTTCTATCTAGACAGCTGGGATGTGAAATGGTCCGATGATCGGGGCAGTGCCGATCATCACTTGCGAGAATTCCAGGCCATAGAACCCTATCTCAAAACCGGAGCAGTGGTGGCCATTGATGACAACGCTCGTTTTCAAGATGGCACACGTACCGGTAAAGGTCGACGCATAGTGGAGTACCTTGAAGCTCGCGGCAAGCAGCCCATCTACGATGCCTATCAGATAGTGTATCAATTTTGACATGATCATAGACACCACGCTGTTCAACAACGAGTTTGACATGCTGGACATACATCTGGCCATCACGGATCACTACGTGGATCGCTGGATCATCCTGGAAGCTAGCAGGACCTTTTCAGGCATGCCCAAACCCTACTATCTCACTGAACGACTGGGGGAGTACAATCGCAGATGGCAGGGGCGCATCCAAACCGTGTGCCTACCCCTTGCTGAAGATCAGACCAACCTGGTGTGCGAGACCCAGATGCGCCAGGGTTTCCGCGAGAGCCTTGCACAGTGTGACCCCAAGGACATTGTCATACACGGTGATCTAGACGAAGTGATTGATCCCACAGCATGGTTTGATATCGTGGCGCTGATGGATCAGCATGAACGTCCCGTGACCTGTGGCATGGAAATGTACTTTTATCGCTTGGATCAGCGCGCGGCTCGCAACTGGAAAGGCAGTGTGGTAGCACGCCGCCACATGTTTGACACACCCCATGAGCTCTACAAAGGACAGAATGTTAAACGTAAAGACCGCAGCCACTGCGTGGGTCTAAAACAAGCTGTGGGTTGGCACTGGACCTGGATGGGCTCAGACGAAGCCATACGCCACAAGGTCCGGGCCTGTATAGAAAGTCAACATCGCGATCCCGAACAGGTCTTGGCCGCGTTCAAGGATCTGGATACCCTGAGCGCCATCAACCACAAATGCGCCAGCGCCGTGATTGAAACCCAGTACCCCCCGGACGTGATGTGTGTGCTGGCTAGATATCCCCAATTATGGCACAATCCGCCACGCTGACCAAACAACAGATACGGGCCAACAAGGCCCAGCATCGAGCCCGCAAACACTGCGTGACTGAGTTACGCAAGATCGTGGATGTGGCCTGTGTGATACACGGCAAGGCCTATGATTGGACCTATGTGGAGAGACTGCGCAACATGGTCAGCCGTAACATCAGTTTGCCGGTGCGCATGCATGTGTGGACCGAACATGACAGATCTGTACCTCCGGACTATGTGAAACATTGCCTTGAAGATTGGCCGGATATAACAGGGCCGAAAAAAAGCTGGTGGTACAAGATGCAGATGTTTGACCCCCAGCATCACAGGGGCGATCTGCTGTACTTTGATCTAGACACCGTGATCTGTGGTAATCTGGATTGGCTGTTGCAAGACACCACTGAGTGCATGTGGACGCTAAGGGATTTTCGTTATCTGCACAACCATCATGTACAGAACATGAACAGCAGCGTGATGTGGTGGAACACAGAAGTCATGAGCTGGGTCTGGGCTGCGTGGCAGCAGCGCACACCCCAACAATGGGCGGCCAGCATGCACGGGGACCAAGATTTCTTGTACAGGACCATAGATCACAATCACAGGCGCTACTACCCTGACCAAAATATCCAAAGCTGGCGCTGGAGCGCCCATGATGGTGGGTGGGACTTTCAAACACGCAGACCCCGTGCACCGGGCACGGGTACCAAAATCGCGTCTGGAGTCAGCATTCTGGTGTTCCATGGTCGGCCCAAACCCCATCAGACCAATGACCCCATGATCAGGGCTCTTTGGATCTAGGTTGACAGCGATCGCTGGAGATGCTAGTATCACGATGCAGCTAGTGGACTGGATCGTCCAGCCCCTAATTTCTAAAAAGGACACTTATGAAAACCAATCTTTTGGCCCTGGGCCATACTGTGCTGTTCTTCGTGTATTGTGCTGTGTTGATCGCTAGCATCCATTACCTAGCCCATGTAGCCGCTGTGGATCCTGGGGTGATTTATGCGGGTCTGCTGGTGGTGGGTGCGGGCATCGTGATGTTCAATGTGCAAAAAAGCCGCATACAATTCGCTCAGCGCGAGCGCAAGGTTGCTGAGCCCGCGGGACATCTGCATCGCAACGACTGCGCCTGATCAAAAAACTCATATAAATCATGCACTTACAGCAGCCCCAGGGCTGCTGTTTTTTCAGCTAAATCAATGACTTAGCGCATCACTCTTTTGGTTGACCGGATTCTGCTGATATGGTATAATAGCGGCATACTAACAAACAGGAGCCGCAGCATGCAATGCCAAAAACCCGTTGCTGCCAAAGTAGTCGTAAATCAGCGTCTCAAAACCCTGCGTGTCATGTTTACCTTTGACATGCATCACCCCGTGACTGTGCACAATAGCGCGTTCATTACTGGTGATATCTGTGGGCTAGAGCATGAGCATGCTGCGGAATTTGTGCACAGTGCCATAGTCAAACACGCAGCTGAGCTCAGCGCCGACCGTGTTTATATGCATTTTGCGCCCAGCACCCTGTTTCTTGACATGCCCGCAGTGGTTGACCTGTAATTGGCACCACTGTATAATAGACACATAAACTAACAACACAGGAGCAAGTAATGACCCAGATCAATATCACCCGTGGTGTGTATCGCAATCAACCCGTTCGCAACCAGACCTTTACGCTGGTCAAGGACTTTGCCACGGGTGCCAAAGGCAGTTTCGTGACTGTGCGTAACGAAGGACAATTTCCGGGCTGGCCCGAGGAGGTGCGAGTGCGCATCGAAAGCATGGACGATTTCCAGATCGTGAGCAACGGCGAGAGCCGTCCAGTGCAAGAGCAGACTACCAAGGTTGAGGCTGTGCAAGAGACCGACGAGCAAGTGATCAACCGTATCCGTGAGCGTTTTGACATCCTGCATGAAATGACCAAGGCCTGTATTACCGGTGACATCCGCGCCATGATCGTGAGCGGCCCGCCCGGTGTGGGCAAGAGCTTTGGCGTTGAGCAGGAGGTTGAAAAAGCCACCCTGTTTGACAAGCTGAGCGGCAAGCGCCTGCGCGCCGAGGTAGTGAAAGGTTCGGCTACCCCGATCGGCCTGTATCAGACTCTTTACAAGTATTCGGATGCCAACTGCATGGTGGTGTTCGATGACTGTGACAGTATCCTGTGCGATGACGTGGCTCTGAACCTGCTGAAAGGTGCGCTGGATTCGGGCAAGAAGCGTCGCATCAGCTGGCTGAGCGAAAGCAGCACCCTGCGCCGCGAAGGTATCCCGGACAGCTTCGAGTTCAAGGGCTCGGTGATCTTTATCACCAACCTCAAGTTTGACAAGATGAAGAGCCAGAAGCTCAAGGATCACTTGGACGCGCTGCAATCGCGCTGCCACTACCTGGACCTCACGCTTGACACCATGCGTGACAAGATCCTGCGTATCAAGCAGATCGCCAACGATGGTGTGCTGTTCGCGGACTACGATTTTGAACAGTGTGTGCAAGACGAGATCGTGGAGTTTATGAGCGTGAATCAGAACCGCCTGCGCGAGATGAGCCTGCGCATGGCGATCAAGATCGCGGACCTGCGCAAGAGCTTCAGCGCCAATTGGAAACGCATGGCCGAGACCACTTGCATGAAGAGCGCTGCCTAACCGAGCAGTAACCAGATCACCCTTTCTTGCTCCGAGGTGATCTGTAGTTCAGAGGGTGCGAGGCAACTCGCACCCTTTTTTTTGGCCCTATATTACGGCTCGAGGTCAGCTATCAGTAAATAGAGTCATGCCATTTTGTTACGCTCCTTGGACCAATCTAGATGTGTCCCCTCAAGGCCAAATTGGTCCCTGTTGTAAATTCCAACATGCCACGTATGACACACCCTTCAATATAGCAAATTCTAGCCTAGACCAATACACTGATAGTGCGTTTTTGGCCGAGATCAAACAGCAATTCCTCAAAGGCCTCTGGCCCCGTGGTTGTGATCGTTGCAGGATAGAAGAAACAGCGGGAATCAAAAGCAAAAGGCAGCTGGATCAGGAACGCTGGGCTGATCACTATCAAGAGATTGATCTAGATCAGCCCCAGTTTATCACCGCTAGTATAGCATTCGGCAACACTTGTAACCTCAAATGCATAACTTGTGGTCCCCAATCCAGCAGTCGTTGGCATGATGAATATCTGGCATTATGGGGGCGAGATATCAAACCTGTGCATTTCTACAAACAGGATTTTGCGCAGAACTTCGCTCGATCCTTGCCCAACCCTGTACATCTAGACATTCCCGGTGGTGAGCCTTTTGTAAGCGGTGTAGATCAACAGCAGGCATTGTTGGCGCTGTATCAATCTCGCCATGCGCAGATGACTCTGCACTACACTACCAATGCTACCATCTGGCCTGAGCCCACTTGGTGGGCCTTATGGAGAGGATTCAAAGAAATCGACCTGCAGATCAGTTTAGACGCGGTAGGGGACCGTTTTGAGTATATCAGATTCCCTGCTCAATGGCAGCAGGTAGAACGTCACATCGACCAATATCTAGAAAAACAACAGCAATTGGATAACTTGCGGCTCAGCGTCAGTGTCACTGTCAGCGCCTACAACATAGCATATCTAGACGAGTTGATGTCATGGTGTGCTGGCAAGGGACTGCCAGAACCTTGGTTGGGGCGTGTGCACAATCCTGCTTACATGCGACCCACGGTTTGGCCTGCTCATGCTAGGCAGTTTATCATGACAAGGTTAGAAACAAGTGGCCATTCTGCTTTGAAATCCTGGGCCCTGATGCTACAATCATACGATGATAGTGAACACTTCGGTCAATTCCAGACCATGATGTCCAAACACGACCAATACAGGGGCGTCGACTTTGCCAAGACCTTTCCCGACCTAGTGAGATTTCTATGACCACCGCGATAGTGACCATTCAGGACGAAGTCAACTGCAAGATACTGGGGTTGGATCTCGATGCTCGCAAGGCCTTGGTCAAACAGTTCAAATATCAGGTACCCTATGCTCGCTATCTGCCCGCGGTGAGATTGGGTCGCTGGGACGGCTGCGTCAGCTTTTTCCAGATGGGCGGTAGCAGCTACATCAATCTGCTGCCTGAAATACTGCCCATACTTGAAAAATACAACTACGATGTCGAAGTGGATGATCGACGAACCTACAGCACTCGTTTTGAATTTGAACCTGTAACTGAGACCAGTTTTTCAGATCGTACTTGGCCTAGAGGTCACCCCCAAGCCGGACAACCCATCCTGCTGCGCGACTATCAGATCGAGATCATCAATCGATTCCTGGCCAACCCCCAATGTCTCCAGGAAGTGGCAACCGGTGCGGGCAAGACCATCATGACCGCGGCTCTAAGCCACCGTGTGACTGCCTATGGACGCAGCGTGGTCATAGTGCCCAACAAGAGCCTGGTAACACAGACCGAAGCTGACTACATCAACATGGGCTTGGACGTGGGCGTGTACTTTGGCGACCGTAAAGAATGGGGTCGACAGCACACTATCTGCACCTGGCAGAGTCTCAACATTTTATTGAAAAACACCCGCAACGGGGAAGCTGACTGTACCATCCAGGAGTTTCTGGAAGGCGTGGTCTGCGTCATGGTAGACGAAGTTCACATGGCCAAGGCGGACGCTCTCAAAACGCTGCTCACAGGGGTGATGAGTCAGATACCCATACGTTGGGGGCTGACCGGGACCATACCCAAAGAGCCGTTTGAGTATCAGGCGCTGCATGTGAGCATTGGACCCGTGATACATCGCTTGGCCGCGGCCGAGCTCCAGGATCGGGGTGTGCTGGCCCAGTGCCACGTGAACGTGGTGCAGTTGGTGGATCACGTGGAATTCAAGAACTATCAGAGCGAGCTTAAATATCTGTTGGAAGAACCGGGTAGGCTGGATACCATGGCCCAACTGATCGCCCAGGTCAATCAAACTGGCAATACCTTGGTCTTGGTAGATCGTGTGGCCGCGGGTCAGGCTCTGGTCGAGCGCCTGGGTGATAGGGCGGTATTCATATCGGGCGCGACCAAGGCCACAGACAGGAAAGAACACTATGACCAAGTGGCAGAGACGCAGGACAAGATCATTGTCGCTACCTATGGTGTTGCGGCAGTGGGCATCAACATTCCCCGTATTTTCAATCTGGTTCTTGTTGAGCCTGGCAAGAGCTTTGTGCGGGTCATACAGAGCATTGGTCGCGGCATTCGCAAGGCTGAAGACAAGGATTATGTGCAGATCTGGGATGTGACCAGCACCTGCAAGTTCGCCAAACGTCACCTAGCCAAGCGCAAGACCTACTACCGCGATGCCGAATATCCGTTCAGCATGGAAAAGTTGGAGTGGCAGTTGACAAATCCTAAATCCACTGTATAATAGTGGTATGAAAATACTCACACTTGACAACAGGCCCTATGATCTAGACACTCTGCCAGAAGAAGTGGATGACATGCGTTTCGCCATCCTGGACAACTCAGATCCTGCCAATCCTGACTATCACTATATTCCGCTCATATTCCTGGAGAGTTTTACCGCACCGGCCTTGGTGTTGCGTATAGGCGATCACGTGGTTCGTATGCCCATGGATTGGCAAGTGCTGATCGGGGAACCAGATCTAGGTGATCTTGAAGTGTTGCCCTTGACCAGCATCAACGATCGCGGGTTCAAGGCATTTGAGTTCAATCCTTTGACCAGTTTTAGGCCCAGTTTTCCCGATATAGAAATCCTTGATGTGTATCACGAGGTCACTTGGTATGCGCCCAAGCTCAAAAACGGTCAGCTGCTGGCCGTGCCCTTGCTTGACGACTGGCAACCAGCCTGTGTATACTTCGTGAAAGACATCAGTCGCAACTGCGAGATAGTGGACTATAGAAAGGCATGGTAACGTGAGCGATCCCCTCAATATAGGCAATGAGATGCGCCAGTTTGACACCAAGAACAGGGATTTCTACGACAGTCTTTCGGAAGAACACAAGAAAAAATTTGCGCCCTATCTCATGATACGTTGGGGCAGCACCGTGGCAGGCAGCCGAGAGCTGGAAGAATTTTATGTGCTGGCCACCAATCAAAGACTCAATCGATACTTCTTTGCCATACCACACAAACACAAAAAACTGCAATGGTTATTGGCCACTACTGTGAGTCCAGATTTGGGAGTGCAAAGACATGCGTGGATCGCTCCCCGCAAAAAACAGAGTGACAACAAACACCGCAAGGCCATAGCGGAACTGTATCCCCATCTCAATGACGATGAGATCGATCTCATGGCCAAGATCAATTCTCCCCAGGATGTCAAAAACTATTTGTCCCAATTGGGTGAGCGTTGACCCATGCCATTTGATTGCGAATTTTGCGGCAGGACTTTCAGCCGTGAAAGTACCGTGGCCGTGCACATGTGTGAGCCCAAGCGACGCCGCCTGGCACGCAACGAACGACCCGTGCAGTTGGCCTTTCAGGCCTATGTGAGATTCTACGAGATCACCCAGGGGTCGGCTCGTACCAAGACCTATGAGGACTTTTGCGATAGTGCCTACTACAGGGCTTTCGTGAAATGGGGCAATTACTGTGTGAGCACTAGGGTGCTAAACCCCAGCCAGTTCCTGGAGTGGCTGCTCAAAAACAATCGCAAGATCGATCGCTGGGCCACGGACACACAATACAATGATTACCTGGTCTGGTACTTGCAAAACGAAAGCGTGGAAGATGCTCTGGCCCGCGCAGCTGAATACAGCATGTCATGGGCCGAATCGAACCAGGCCGCGGCCCATGATTGTCTGCGCTATGGCTATGCCAATGCTATCTGCCACGCCATAGTGACTGGCAAGATCAGCGCCTGGATAATCTATAACAGTGAGTCCGGGAGAAGATTCCTGGCCAGTCTGGATCCCACACAGGTCACCATGATTTGGCCCTACATAGACACTGACTATTGGCAGCAGAAATTTGAGCGCTATCGATCGGATCAGATCTACTGCGAAGAAGTCATGACAAAAACGGGTTGGTAATGAGCGCGGACATAGACATAGATGTGCCAGACAGGCACAAGATACTGGCCTTGATCAACCATGTGCCCGCACGCCAGGGCGACCGCCGGCACAATTCGGGCATCTACGTCACAGACATACCCACAGATCCCCTGCTGGGCTGTGCAGCACTGGACTATCAAGAAGCTGAACAGCGGGGTTATTTCAAGATCGATCTGCTGAACGTCACGGTGTATCAGCACATTCGGGACAGTCAACACTATGGGGATCTACTGGATCAGACACCCCCGTGGTCTCGCTTGTGGCAAGATTCCCAATGGGCATCACAGTTGGTGCACGTGGGCAACTATACCGGCCTCTTGCAACAGATGCGGCCCGATAGTATACCACGCATGGCCGCATTTATCTCCATCATCCGTCCGGGCAAGGCTCATTTACAGGGCCAGCCCTGGGATCAAGTGTTTGAATCAGTTTGGGATGGGGACGGCAGCCGCGGTTACACATTCAAGAAGGCGCATGCTGTCAGCTATGCTGCTCTAGTGGCCTTGCACATGAACATCTTGTCTAGTCCAGCTTGCGCACCAGCGTGATACTGCGGCGTTTGCTTTTCTTTTTGATGATGTCTGTGAGGCTGCAAACGGGGCCATGCACTATGGTCAGATCCTTGTTGCTGAAGGTCTTGAGGGTGTAGCGGAACGGTTCCCAGTCGGTGCGTAAAAAAATGTTGATGGGGATACTGCGATTGCTTTCCCACCACCATTGATTGGCCAGATACAGATAACGGCGTTTCTGCACTTGATCCAGTATGGCGCCAAAATCGTAGATGGTAGTGACCGCGTCATCTCGATTTTGGATGATGCCCACATACTCAGCATCCGCGTAGATACAAAGGCTGATAAAGGGATATTTTTCTGTGATCTGATCAAACAGTGCTGAAGTCATAGGTTTGGTATTTACGCCAAACACGCGGTCGCAGCTATGAAATGGCCATAAATACTCCATGTTCCAAAATTACTCAACCACCATGTATGTTTACCAGCAGATCACTCGAGTGCTACTGGTAGATACCAGCGGTGGCTATTTCACTCTAAGGTACAGCCCCGTGTACGCCAAAAGCCTAACTATCAACAAGGGTGTGGACAATGTCCTACTCTTTGAATTCATCAACCAAGATCAAAAGCCTGTCAATATCACTGGCAGTACTTTTGTGTTTCGCCTCATAGACCAAGCGGGCGGTGCTCTACTGCTGGAAAAACCCCTGCAGATATTGAGCGCCAGCACAGGGCGAGCCAAAGTGGTGCTGACCAGCGCAGACACCATTGAGATAGTGAGCCAGCCCGCCAGCTACAGCATCGAACGCACAGCGGGTGATTACGTGCAGGCCGTGTACGTCAACGCCAACAGCCAGGCTCGAGGTGATGCCAACATCGTGGACTCTGTACAACCCACATTCATACCATCGCATGAGTTGACCATACCCACGGTGTACGGCAAGGCCCAACAGGTACAGCCCGGTCCTACCAACTGGCCCGATTGGGCTCTGCAGCCCCAGCCCGTAAACACCACACAGCTGACCGAATTTTTCAGCAGCCACATCGTGACCAACGGCCAAGCCATTACCACGATCAAGATGGATCTCAATCACTACACCGGCACCATCAAATTCCAAGCTGCCCAGGATTATGAAGCGGTATGGTATGACGTGAGCGAAAACTATGACTTTTTTGATGAAACCAGCACTCGACACTTCAATGTGATAGGCTTCCATCCCCTGTTGCGGGCCTGCTTCAACAACAGCCAGGGCTATGGTGCCAGCGCCACTGCCAACGTGAACACAGACGGGGTGGTCACGGGCATCACCATCAACAATGCTGGGCAGGGCTATTTGGCCGCGCCCAAAGTACAGATCCTGGGCAACGGTGCTGGTGCCGAAGCAGTGGCCCAGGTCAACCCTGCGGGTATCGTGACTGGAATAACTCTGGTCAGCGGGGGCAGCGGTTACACGCCCGTGCAGTATCAAGGTACCCAAAGAGCCACAGTTCTGATCACCACCGGCGACATCACTAATCTCCAGTATCGTTGACAGCTGGGTGTCAGCATGCTAAACTAGGGCATGCTTGATATCACCGCCTATCTCCCCGCACGTCGCAAGACCACCAGTTCGGGCTGGATCAGCGTGAACGCACCATGTTGTGTTCATAATGGTGAAAGCGCGGATCGTCGCCAACGCGGAGGCGTCAAACCCGATGCCACAGGTTGGAGTT